TCCTGTAAATTAATTTCCTTTTTAAGTTCCTGCCACAACTCCAGTGTGAGTTGGGCGTCACGCTCTGCGTAAGCGCCAACGTACATGGCTGGAAGTTTGTACATCTCCGCTTTCGGATCGACTCCCCAAGATTTTGCTGCGTCATATAAAGCCGCTTCATCTTTTCCTCTTCCAACATAACGTTTAGAACAGTTATTTAAATCATATCGCATTTGATTTTCATCAACCACAGCTGCAGCAATCATCGTATCAATGACTCTTCCTCGGATACTTAGACCTAAAGATCTAATCCAACAGACATCGTACATAGCGTTGTGAAAAATTTTATCAGCCGGTGAGTGCAAAACATCTTGAAACCATTTTAAAACTTTTTTACGATCCATGTTTCCACCACCTTCATGAGCGATGGGATAGTAAGCACACCAGTCTTTGGTTGCTAATGAAATCCCAGTTACATCACCATTTTTAATAACGGAACCAGAGCCCATTCGGGTATTCAGGTTTGGATCTTTTGTTTCTAAGTCAATTGCAATTTCATCATGATGATATAAATCAGGAAATTCTGTTGGAGGTACCCATTCAGTTTGAGGTTTGAATAAAGGAATCTGCATTAGTTATGAGGACACCTTTCTTTTTTCCATTTTTTATATCCTTCCACCCACTCGTGATGGTCTCTGTGTTTCCAGCGTTTATCCCACGCCCAACTATTTAATTTTCCACTATAGGTTTCTATGATTCCATAGAACCAATCTAATAATTTTTTCATCTTTTTAATATCCCCCAGTAGTTCTTTTTGTTCATTGGATTTACTTCTTTATCTTCGTAGTCTCTTTCAATAATCATATCAATCATATGTTTAGCTTTTTCAAGATCTTGCTTTCCTCCTTTATCTTGGTGTCGAATGACATATTTAATAACACATCCTTCCGGATATAGCAACTTATTCTCTGTTACAAATTTGCTCGGTTGGATTTTATATTTAGAATAATGATTTCCACCAACCTGTCTTTTCCAAACACTCATAGAGGATAACTTTTATAAAAATCCTTTGGTTCTATGATATGTAAATTTTCTTTTGCTCTTGTTGCACCCACATAGAATAGCCGATTTTCATCATCAGGATTCCTTTCATATCCTTTTTGTGTGTTTAAACTTAAATCTGTTAATAGTGCCACATTTTGTGATTCTCCACCCTTGACACCATGAATGGTTGATAATAAAATACGTGGTTTTTTATTTAATTCTTCCCCATTACTTCTCATTTTTCTAATATATTCTATTTTTCTGGAAGAAGCATCATCCAGGGCCTCATACCATACTGCTTTGGTCATTAATCCATACTTACTTTGTAAAGTATTTAAATCATAATATGCGTCTTTAACCATTCCTTGTATATTTTCTTTGCTTACATTTCTTGGACTCATATAACTAAAAATTGTTTTACATTTATCGTAGTGAAGTTTTTCTCCATTACGTAATTTTTCCCAATCATAAATTGCATTATATAAATCTTCTTCATAGGATTTTTTAAATTTATTTTTGTAGTAAAGTCCTTTTTGATAGAGAGTATCTTCTAAATCATTCAACATAAATTTAGTACGAGCAAGAATTAACCATTCTCCTTTACTCATATCCACATCATCAAAGTTGGGATGTCTTTGTAAACTTCCCATGACGGTACGTGGGCTCCATTTTTTATGTAATCGATTAGAGACTCGTCCAATAATATTCATAGCTAAGTCATGAACTTTTCTAGGAATACGAAATGATTGAGTTAGATTTAAAAAATTTCCTTTTTGAGCAATGAAACTATCTACATCAGCACCGGCCCATCTAAAGATAGCCTGGTCATCATCTCCTGCAATATAAGAATCTCCTGATTTATTCCAGATCGTTTTAGCCATATCCCATTGCATTAAAGATAAATCTTGAGCCTCATCAATAAATACAACATCAAATTTTGGAGATGCATCTGATTTAATAAAGTTCAAAATCATGTCATTAAAATCTATTAAATTATATTCTTTTTTATAACGTTCTAATTCATTCGCTATAATTTTTAATTTATCAAATTCTACATCTTGACTGTGTTCTTTTAAATCATATTGTCTTTCAAAAGATATGTTTCTAAGTTTTGCTAGCTGAATGATTCTTAAATAATCACTTTTAGTTGTAAAGACTCCTCCTTCATCTTCATCATATTCCATATAATCTACGGGAATATTAATTCTTTTACCAAAATCTTCGTAGTGATGACGTTGCATCACTGAATCTTTTTTAATTCCTAGTCTTCTAAAAGCTAAAGAATGTAGTGTTCTAAAATAAGGAAGATCATCTTCACTTAAATTAAATTTTTCCATAGCTCTATCTCTTGCTTCGTAAGCAGCTTTTTGTGTGAAGGCAAAATATCCAATTTTGTTAGGATCAGTTTGTTTTAAATGATCGTCTACTTTATTTAAAAGAGTAGTGGTCTTGCCTGTTCCTGGAGGTCCTAATACAATTGTTTTCATATAATCATACTCAATTTTAAAATAAAAAATGCTGTTAACAAAGTTATAAAGCACAGATCACACATAAAAATCAAAATGGATCCTTTGGTTTTAATTCTTTAGGTGTATAGTTATCTTCGGTTCTTTCAAATGATTCAACTGAAATAACAGTAGGTCTTTTTTTACCGATCGTCATTCTCTCATCTACATAATTAAAATATTCTTTTAACATCTGTTGTGTTTCCTGAGATTTTTCAGACCATTTTCTTTTTTGTAAAAAGCCATGATAAAATTTACTAAAAATAAAATAATGTCTTCCTTTTTCAGTATAAACATTTCCTCTCATAATATCTTCTTTAGTTGTACTGGTTGAACTTCTATTTGTACAGAACTCTTCTAAGTGTTCTTTTAACTGATTTAGTTTAGAAGATCCAGCTGGAGCTGGTACCGGTTCTATCCCTGCCAGGAGTAGATCTACATAACTTCCAAATTCTTTTGGAGAAATTCGTGGGGGTCTTTTATTAATCTGTTTTGCAACTGCTCTTTGAAATAACCTTTGTTCTAATAAACTTTCTACATTCTCTAATTTCACTCGTTGACCATCTACATTTACGTAATAATAAGGTTCTTCTAATTCTATTTTTTGAAGATCACTCAATACTGGAAAGAGAGCCATCCCTCCAATACCATATTTTCTTTTCCGACATAGATCCTTATCACAAAAACTACACATAGGTTCATCTTTACATTTATATCCCCAATCTTTTTTCTCATGTTGTTCTCTAATTCTTTCGACTGAAGCATCATCTAATGGTGGATTCATAACTTTTTGATTAAATAAAATAATTTTATTTTTCCATTCAGATGGCCATTTCTTTTTTGCATAAACTGTGTAATGAAATAGAGCATTATCTCTTCCTCCTTCACTAATTCCATTAGTGGCTAAAGTTTCCATACATGGAGGCCCATCTTTAAATTCTGAATCAGGTCTATCTATTGTTAATTTTTCAAGTTGGTCAGGTGTGAGTTTATTTCTTTCATATAATCTAAAAAAAGCATCTAGTGTAGCAGCTTCCCCAGTGTCGAGAAAGGCATATCTTGTTGTATTATCTGAATTAAAGTATGGTAAATTAAGAAAGTTTCCTGTATCATCTTTGGATTTTAATTCAATCTGTTTTGGAAAAACTTCGGAACTTCCATAACCTAGTATCGATCCAATTGATACTAATTTATTTCTCATTAATTCTGCATCTACAGGAACAGTCGTAAATAAAAATACATGTGCCCCTCCACTTTTAGAACGAGTGGTGACCAGGGGTAGTTTTAATTTTGTAATTTGTTTAATTAATTTTGCGTGATCAAATCCAGCATAAGAATCTATGTCTATACATCCCCATCTACATTTATTATTTTCATTAATGGGTATGATTCCTAAGCTAGGTTCAACTCCTTTGAGATGATTTTCCCACAAGGTATGATTGACTTCTTCTCGTTTTACAAAAGACTGCCCTTTAATTTTAGTTCCATCTGCGTTTTTCTTTTCAACGTATGTGCAACCGTGAGCCCTTTGTAAACCGGAAAATATATTTATAAATTTCTCTACCATATTTTTTAAAGGGCGAGTTAAGTCTCCCGCTCTCGCCCTCTCTTCCTTCTAAAAGGAATAATTAATAAGGTACGTCCTTTGACGTAGATTCCTCAGTTCCATGTTTCGCTACAACTTCTCCTTTGCCAATTCTTAAAGCAAACTGTTTAGCGATTTCATAAACTGTTTTATCTTGTATAGGACCCACTTTAGAAACGTCCCATCCAAACCAAGTTCCTTTGTCGTTGGATTGTTGGACCGTTTTTAACTTATAAATGTGGCTATATGTTGGCGGTGTAAATAACCCGTTCTTACCCTGCATTTTAATACCCATCATCATTGAGTTCCATTTACGACTAATTTTTAATTGAGTCGCTTTCATAGAAATCAAAGCTGTTGATGGAGAGTTACCAACCAAGATCACATAGTGACTGGCTGTATTCTCAAGGTAATTACCATTCGCTAATCTATCTTTGTTAGATTTATCACGAGTGGTTTGAGGTATGTCGTCACCTGCATCATAGATATGCACTGGTGCGCCTTTACTCTCACCTCTGTCCTGCCATTCAATATACTGTCTTTTGTAAAAGACTGGCAAAACATTAATACCTTTCGTCCCGTCATACAGTTCATTGCTAACTGTATTCAAAATCATGCCAGGTTCTGCACCTTCAACATATTTTGCGTCCCTTTTATTAACTTCGGGCGAAAGTTGTCCCAAGACTTTCAGAAATGGTAGAGCAAGATCTTCTTGTCTAATATTCTGCGTGCCTTGGTTTGCATCAGCTTCAAATAAATTTGAAGACAATGCTCCTGCGTTTTCACGTTTCGCTACGCTTGTTTCTTTGTTCATGTTTATTGTTTCCTTGTTAGTTTGGTTCGGTTTCCTACGAACACGTTAAAAATATCCGTTGGCATTTCTTTGCCTGCTTCAATTCTCTCACGGACTAGAGCTTTGAGAGTCATGGGCTCGACCTTCAACTTTTGTGTCGGTTGATACCCTTGACCCTTTGCAAGGTTAGCATAATCTGCCGCCTTGTTATCTTCATTCCTTCCAAAGGAAACGGTAATCTCATTTTTAATGATATCACCTAGGCCATTGGAACGAAGCCAACTATACGCCGCTTCTCTGTTAT